TAGTAGTATACTCCTTGAAAAGCAATCAAGAAATAAAAAATCTGAGGTAGGCTATGAGAGGTAGATTAAAGGGATAGGGTATAGGGATGAGGTAGATGTTGTTGTTAGTAATTGATTAGTAGGCAAAGCGCAGAGCAGCAGGAATGAAATTTACATCCATTTATATGTAATTATGAGATTAGTATGAATAGTGCAACTATAGGGATATTCCAGTCCATTTGGCAAGTATCTATATCACAGTTCCTGATAAATGATCAATAATGAACAACTTAAACTAACTTAACATAATTTGATAATAAACTAAATCAACTTAACACTAACCTTACACTAATATAATGCTAATTCAACACTAACTTATCACTAACTTAACAACAATAAACATTGAATAACAAACTTATCACACTATTACATAATCATTGACATAACTACAATCAATGACAAGACTATACGGTTAACATAATTGAGTGCAATCATATAGTGTATACCATAGTGCCCTGTTAAACCACCCGTCACATTAAAGGATTATACATTCATCTACTCTAACCCACCCGTAATTAAAGATAGATAGACCTGAGATGATTAATAATTGGCACCAGCCCGAAATACCACCATACACTTGCTGCAACTCTTTAGATCTTCAGCGGCTCTTGATTGGAGATCTCCTTTACCTTCACATCCACTAGGCTCTGTGCAAGCTGTCTTAATTCTGGGTCCATATCATCTCCAAGATGGAAATGATTAACTGCCTCTTTTCCCCAGTGCAACATGTATAAGATTATAATTTTCTGGTCCAGTTGGATTCCCATTGATTGTGTTCTGCGGAGATAGGACTGGTAAAAGGCAGATTTTTTCTTTAGTTTTTCTTCAGCAGTTCCTACAGACTTTGATGCCATGATAGTATTTCTCATATCCTGAAGGATAGCAAAGAATGCACCCAGCTCAGGTACACCTGCAACATAAAGTGCAGTTGGTGGGCAGCGATCAGGTGCACATGAAAATACCCAAGCCGAATGGGGACTTGCGATGTCATCAAACAAGGTTGCACCCTCTGCTTCTGCTGTGTCAATCAAGTCCACTATGTCAGGAACTTTTGATTCCTCTACCTGAGCTTGCCGATTTAGGAAGTAAGCACCATTAGTTGAAAGAAAAGGTTCTGTTTGTCCTTTAGGCTTTGGGAGGAAAGGGCACTCAGCCTTTAGAAAGTCCTCAATCTTATCAACCCAGTCCTTTACAAAAAATGAGAACCCAATGACCCCCATGACCGGGCTTATTATGTTCCTTGCCTTGATTTGGGCTGGGAAGAGTCCACACACAATTGTCCTAAAACGACCTGGTGTGATTTCATCTGCCTTCATTGTTGACTGTGCAGTGGGCATCGAAACATACAAATGCCTCGGCTTCCGGATACCATTGACATCATCGTAGGATGAGTCATCCTTAAACCTTATTCGTGTGCCCTTATTTTCCTTTACTGTCTGTCTCCCTCTAGTTGACAGCATGTACAGAGCCTTCAGAACGATTGGAAGGACAAAACTGAGAATGTAGACTCCGATTGCCTTCCAGTCTGCTGTCTGGCCACTTGGTTCTTCAAGGTCAATGGAGTTGACATCAAGGACATTCCCATACCTGAGAGATGACTTTTCTTTTAAATGGTCATCAGGCTCAATCCCTGTTGGATCAACAGGTTTTGCAGCCAGTTTTTGAGCTGCAACAAGATCTGCCAGCTGTCTCTTGAGCTCTCCGAGTTTAGTCTCCAATGCAGACACAGCTGCCCGTCTGCTCTGTAATGTGCTTTTGTTAACGTCATCTGGGTCCACTTCCACCGTTCGCTCAGCATCCTTCAACTTCTGTCTGGCAGTTACTAGCTGCTGTTCATGAACTGTAATATTTTCTTGAACTTCTTTGAGGGTGCTCATTACAGCTTCTTCAGTAGTAGCTTCTCAAGGAGTCTACTACTA